ACCTCAGGGACATTAGTAGTCTTCTTCAATAACTTACTTAGCCAGCTCATGTTATTTCCTCTTTAGTTGACTTACCAAAAACTAAGTCACTTGGTGAACTCTCACGTATATGTTTCAATACTACTTCTTTTTGAGACTGCAACTGAAAGACTTTTGCATCTGAGTCCTGACGTACAAAGAATGCTATTACCGCAGTTACCAGTGCAGGAACACCTGCACGTACTCCTTCAATAGCACATAACGTAAACGCTTTCATAACATAACCAAACGTGGCAGTATCTGGTATGTGCTTTGCTTCCCACTCCATATTGAATGCGGGTCCAGCACTAGCCATAAATGCACCAAGTGCAATCCATACCAGTCTACTCCAGGCTATGTTCATCTTGATGTCTTAGTCTTTTCCTCTAGGACTCTCAGTCGTTCCTTGACATTCTGCAACTCTTTATCCAGTCGTACAATCTCAACTCGCATATCGTGAATGCTACTCTTCAGGTCTTTATACTGAATCTCACTTTGTGTTGTAAGGTTAGCCAGCATAATCTCAAGCTTGTCTACTTTACGTACAAACGTAAATGATGCGCCTAAGAACGACGATACGCCGGTTAGCAAAGTAGAAAGTACTACTGGGAGGATGTCTTTAGCTTCCATCGGAACCACCTGTAACTGGAGGGATTGCAAATGGAGAACCTGGCATACGCAAGAATGTATCAAGTTGAGACCACAATCTCATACGAGTCTCGTTGTACCAATTTCCCCAGAAGGCACGTTGAGCAACAGATGGGTCATCCGTATTCTTTAATGCCAACTTGTAGGCAGCGTAACTAGCCCACATTCTCAACTGCAAGTCATCAGGAATAACCGTAACAGATGTAGCACCAATATCACCAAGTGTGCCACAACCATAAACAGTAAATACAGTGGATGCTGATGGAGCAGGATAAATCCTTATCTGGTAATCACCAGAGCGATACCAATACTTAGGCGTACCAGCCGCTGTAGACTCGAACGTGGGGTCATATGCCCTTAGGGTAGGTTCACTACAGTGGACTAGGTTTGTAAGCCCAGATTGGACAGTTAGAGGAAACCACATACTACTAGCGTCGTTCACCGTTGAAGCGTCAGTTGGTACATAGGTTGAGTCTAGGCTAATGCTAGACAAGTTGATAATAGGATTGGACTGAGTAACTGTTCCTTTTGCTGGAACGTATATACAAGTCCTACACGTTTCTTTAATAGCTTCGTTGAGGTAAACCTCAATCGTTTGATTGGTCGTAGTCGTAACAGTTCCTGAACCATCGCCAACTTCACCTACTGAGGAGTTAGTTGCTTCGTTCAGGAGGCGAATAACCTCTGATGTAAGTGTAGTCAGGGTTGCCATTAAACTGTCCTTCGACCATAGATAGCAGAGTTAGATTCAACCATACCCAGTCTATCTAAATATTCTGCCTTATATATAGCAAGTACATTAGCATCCTTCATCTGCATAGCACGAGAGTAAAGAACACTAAAAACAAGACAGTCGTGTGCTGAGTCTGGCAATGGACACTCTTGGTCATCTGCCAGAGGTACAGCATTACCGTTCGTATCGTACTGCCATATCATTCCAGGCTGACAGTAACCTTCAATCATCACGCCGTTTGTAACACTTGAGATTGGCGTAGGAAGGAACCTAAGCCTATTCGTTGCATAAAGTATGCAAGCGTCAATAACAGCGTCACCTTGAGTCCTATAGCGGTCTACTTGCCTATCAGCAAAGTCTAACAGTCGTAGCCGTCGGTACTCGTTATCTTCTAACTTGAATACTCCCCTAATACGATACATATCAGGGGAGCAATACTCGTCTGTACCATCTTCTAAGTCTAGGTAACGTCTGCCAAACAAACAGTCTGTTTTACGGGCTATCTGATTGGCAGCTTCCAACACTAGGTATTCTAAGCCAAATGGGTCAAGGTCTTGCTTGCTACCAAAGTGGTGCAAACCTATCATCCTGACCTTTTGTTTGATTTCACCTAGTGTCATCTTGTTACCTTAGTCTAATTAGAGACCGACTGCGCCATCACGTCCATTGACCAGTGCAGCCATAACTACCTGTACTGTTGCTCCAGATGCAGAACCAGAAGCGATACTGTAGATGCAGCAGAAGCAACGACTTTCCAAACTGGAGACCCAATGTTTGTAAGTGTTCCACCCATTGTGTAAATGACTTTTGCAAACAGTGGGCTATTCTGCCCGTTTGTTCCTGCAAGGTCAGATGACCCTGATGCAGCAGTATCTGCCTGTGAAGCAAAGTCTGCAGCAGCTGCAAGAATCATGTTTGGAGTCGAGAACACATCAGATGCGCCACGATAAGCAACAGATGATGCTGTAACCGTAATGGTTGCACCCAACTTATCAGTTGTTGCAGTCTGGTTCATCTGAGGAGCAGTTGCTCCAGTTACAGCTGTAAATTTGAAGGAAGCCTTCTTATCACGTGCCATTTCTATTCTTCCTTTCTATTATGCGACTCGGCAGAACAAGCGACCAACAGCACGAGTGTGTGGAATCCACAACCCGATACCCCAGTCGAAGACAACGTTGTGCATGATGCCATTTTCCTTGGAGAGACCAAGGTAGGTTGGCTTGAATGGTCCACTCTGCCATCCCTGTGCATATCCAGTTCCATAACGAACTGCATAGATGGAGGAAGCAACGGAACCTGTAATACCAGATGCGGTCTGAGTATCCGAGATTACACTCGTAGTACCGTCAGCCTTACGACCAACTGTACGAACGGTTGCATTCTTGTACTTCTCAACTGGGCGGTCGAACGAGTCACGAGTGACATCGAAACCAGCACCAATACCCATAGTACGGATAGCAAACTCAACGGAACGCTTTGCCTTCTCAGACATATACAAAACAATACCATCTCCATCTGGGGAATTCATGTTGTCAAGCAACTGCTGGAGGTAAGCAAAGAATGCGTTAGCCGTAGCAGATGTTGTACTAGCAGAGATATCAATACGGGCAGCGTCTGGTGCAACCAAAGACATTTCAGAAGGAATGTCAAAGTCACTAGGGTTGTCCATACGATAAGCAAGACCCGGAAAACAGTCAATATTGCCTGTTAGCGGGTTATTGTTTACGAATTTATCGTTGAAGTCGTAAGCAAAACCTTCAAGGAAGATTTGTACCTGAGCTTCGATTGGGTCGATGATATTCGTAGGCTGGTCAAGAAGTACGTGGTCAACAAGAATCTTGTTGCGAATCAGGTACATCTGCTCTTCGTACGACTTTGGGCGTCCCTTTACTGCGACTGGTTCAGAGTTTACACCCGTCCAGTTTGGCGCAGGGATACCGGAGTTGAGGTAACGAACACCAATCTGCTTGAGCGATGGTGATGTGTAGAGAGGAATATCCTTAAGGGCATTCCACGTTTTGTGAAGAGATTTGGTGATTTCTTTGACGAGAGGGTCATTGCTGATTGCTGCTTGGTCCGCAAGCGTCAAAGCACCGTTGAAGTCAATAGCCATTTATTTAGCCTTCCTACATTGGTCTATTTCGATTAATACCCATTAAATCCGATAAGCTCATCCTTCGAGGAGCTTGTGAGTTTCCACTAACCGTTGGTGCTGCCGAACCTGCTTGAGATTGCGGAGTCGGAGTACGCTGACTTTGAACAACCTGTTTAGTAAGTTCTGGCACTAACGATTGTTGTAAACTCTGGATTTGTTCGTGAACCATCTTTACGGCATCAGTAGGCTTAATACCTACATTAACCAGACTGTCCACTAAGTGACTTGCTTTTTGTGCCAGTGGATACTGCTGTATCGCCTGTTCTCGCTCTCGCTGACTTATAAACTGTCCAACTTCCTGCATTGCTTGTTCATAGCGGAACTTCTGGAGTTCAGCATCAAGTTGCAGTTGGGCAGTAGTAGGGTCAACAAGTTCTTGAGATTGAAGTTCTCGATAATGCTGCCTTATTGACTCTTCCTGCATTTCGACTTGTTGTTGCTGTTGCATCTTGCGAATGTCAGCTGAGGATTGGAACCCCTGCTGTTCAAACTGCTGGATAACATCAGCCCACTTCTCGTAACGGTCGGAATAAGACTTAGCTTTATCGTTTACTTCCTTGAACCGCTCGTATGGGATTGGTCCAGGCTCATTAGAAGTTTCAACTGGCTCTGACAGATAACCGAAGTCATCATCAGTTGCGGATTGCTCCGCTGGGACCATAGCATCATCGTTAACGCCTTCTGTGCTATAAGTATCGTAGACGGCGGCTCCACGTACTTCGTCCAATATGGCGTTACCAACGCCGTAACCGTCTGACGCACCCGTTGATGATTCGGGTGTAGGTATCATCATCTCGTCTGACAAATTAATCGTACTCCTTAATTATGGTTTTGCCAACTATTGATTGGCGTTCGGCATTGTTTGACTTTTAATTTTTTCCGTAGAAATGTCAACAATACCCTTTGCAGCATCGTTCTCTTGAGTCAATCGAGAACGCTCACGCATCTTGACTAGGTCAGCGTCAGTCTTTGCAGCGACCTGTGCCTGTATCTTCTGTATCTCCAGTTGTGACTGCATCTGAGCAGTCTCTGGGTCAAACTTACTAGCAGACTGTTCAGCAACAGACTGTTGTTGCATAGCCATCTGCTGTGCCATCATTGCTTGTTGAGCCATACCTTCTTCTTGCTCATTCAAGTGCTGAATAATCTTTGATGTCTCAGGTATGTTGAGCATACTGACTACAAGCTTGTTTGTTGATGGGTCGCTTGGGTCACCAAATAATCCCATCTGACGCATAGTCAAAACCTTTTGCAGCTTCTGGTCAGGGCTGTCTTCCATACTGGAGCCTGGGACATAGACGATGCGGTATTGACCACCATTACGTATATGCTCAAAGGTAATAACACCTTGCTCAATACTGTCGTATGGATTACCGCTTCCTTCAACATTTCCAATGAATGGAGCAACACCAAACTGCTCTACGAGAGAAATCTCCCACTCCTTGATTTTAGCGGCTGATATTTCGATGTCCGCACGTACATAAGAGTGTTGAGTATTGTCTGCACGTTGAAGCAACTGGACTGCCTCAGCTGGTGTTCCAGCAGGAGCCATACCTTGCGATACGTCATGCAATCCAGCAATATCCATCATGTCTTTCTCTATGTATTGAAGCATAGGGAATAGGTCACCACCGATACCCGGCGCACGACTTACAACTGGAGGCGCAGCACCGGGGTTGTAGTAAATCTTCTTGTATGTACGGCTCTCATCATAATAGTCATCACCAGTATGATTGAAAGCGTCAGCACCTACATTAGACAATCGTTGAACCATCACGTAGTCACGCTGTTGCTCAAACTGCTCAAGCATACGTGAATAGACTCGGTTGTATGTCTGCTGAAGCGAACACAAGTCAAAGCCTAGTGCGTGTCCATAAGGTGTACCACTACGTGGTTGCCATCGGAGAGGAATGAATGGGAACTCATCCTTCTTCTTGTATAGCCAAGGTCCAGCGTGAAGTAGAACTGAGTTAGTGCTAACTATATATCGCCCTGATGGATACTGTTGTGACGGTTTTTCCCAGTACTCATAAACAATTGCAGCACGTTTTTTTGAGTCACTTTGAGCAAGCCTAGCAGTAGAAGGTGGAACCCACCCATTACCAGAACCGTTACCGCCCTCTAAGTAAGCATCAATATACGATGCGTTGTTGCCCATCATAGCGTCAGGATTGACTAACTTACCTGTGTCACCATAGTTATCTACAAACCAAGACAGTGGCTTTGCAGACGCATGAATCAACCAACGAACATCAGCATCACGCTTTGCTGTTGGGTCTAGGAATACGTCAAAGGCTGGAAGAATCTCTTCTCGTACATCACCAATCTGGATATTCTCATAACCTGTAATCTCACCTGTTTCAGGAGAGAAGTAAGGCATAACCTGTTCACCGTTAGCATCCCAGTAAATCTTCAGGTAAGACGTTCCACATACACAAGCCCAGCGAACACGTTCCTTGAGCTGAGTTTCACGACTAAACTGACGATTATAATGATTGCAGATATGGTTTGCTTCATCAGATGCTAATAAGTCACGTTGCGACTGAGATAGTGGAACAGCCCTTGCATCTGGACCAACCTGCGTAAGCTTGCCTACTACACCATCAATCAATGGACGCATCTTATTGACAGTGATGTAACGGTTAGGTTCGTCCTTATTCTGTAACTGAATAAGATTACGAGTCTGACTTGAAATACGAAACCATTGCCGACCCTCAAAGAAGGCTACTGACATAGCCCATTCAAGTTCCATCTCTTGCCTAGCACGATAAGCAATATCAAATTGCTCTTTGACAAACTTGGTAATCTTTATCTTTTCTTCGTCTGGTGCTTCAGGTAATACCTTCCACTCATTAGAGTTATGGTCAAGAGTAAGATTATTATCAGTAATAGTTTCATCGTTCTTCAACTTCGCAGCACCAGGGATACCTGATACAAGTCGTTGTTCGTAAGCCATTACCTTAGGCTGGTTTTCTTCCTGAATCTTCTGTTCAGCAAAGGACACAAGCCCAGACATAACGTCCATCCCACTAGTATTCTTATTCCTTTTACGCTGAAGCGGCAGTCTCATCAGATGTACCATCCCTTGTCATCCTGTTTTTTCTTTACAGGAATGTTTCTACGAATGCAGTGTAATTCATATGCAGTATACATACACGCACTTGCAACTATAAATGCGAGTGTACCAAAGTAAATATCTGTAAATCTCACAGGTAATCTTTCCTTCCATATCCATCATCTGCCCACAAAGGTTTCCACGTTTTCATGTCAGAAGTCTCTGGACACTGAACAGGATATTCACGCCACATCAATCCATACCTAAACGAGTCAATAGCGTGGTCGCTACGTGTACCACCATCAATATCTTCAGGGTCTCGTGGGTCAGCCATAGTCTTGCCTAACTCACGTATCAGGTTAGGGCAAGCGTCACGCACTATGCGTATCTTAGGCTTAACCTTGTCACCTTCAACCCTTGACGCCATCAACCATTCCTTGACACGACGCCATCCAGCCTTACGGTCTTTGACTGCACGTACACAAGGCAAGCCCTTCTTCCACCAAATCTCAACAGGGTACTCACCAATGCGTTGTGCAGGATTCTCAGGTGGGAATGTATTAGCCCAGTCAAAGGCAATAGCCTCTAACTTCGTATTCCACTTACCTTCTTTAAACCGTCTATCAGATGCCTCTGCTAACTTAAACTTCTCCAAGAGGAGAAGAGCATTCTCGGCTTCTTACTTGATACGTGACCTGCTTCATAGAACTCACCTATGACGTAGATGTTCTCTTTTTCATCAGAACAGTAAAGGATAAATGCA